CCATAATATTTTCCTATATTAATTTACGCTGCTATTTCTGTCCAATTAGCATCCTGTGTGGTTGTGGGTATTATTCCCCATACATTAATTCTTTCTGTTTCTCCTGTTCCTGTCACACCTGTAACAGAAACTATTGCATTTGCTGCTACTGTTTCATTTCCAATATAACCTACAAGATTTACTAATATAATTCCAGGAATTATATTATCAGAGGTAGTTGTTACGCTTCCTAACGTGCTAGTTAATTCTATACCTGTTGGAACAACAACAGCAGTACAAATAATTGTTTCATCACCTACATTAAGAGTAGATGCAACTGCTGCTACACCATTTACTGCATCTGCTGCAACTCCAGCCGTACCTGTTGCTGAAGTTCCTGCTACGCCTGTAACAGCTATATTTGCTGTACAAACAACGCTTTCATCTCCAAGACTTGAAGTTGAAGCAACAGCAGAAACTCCTGTAACGGATTCTGCTGTAACTGTAACGCTATTTAATGCAGAAGTTGCACTTAAACTAGTTACAGATACATTAGCATCTGCAACAACTGTTTCATCTCCTAGTGCAGTTGTACCAGCTACACCAGTTAAAACAACAGGTACAGGATTTCCCCAAGTGCCGTCATCCCAAGCACCTCTACCCCAACCTGTAATATTAGCCATATTAAGCTATTCTAATAATTGCGTTTGATGCGTCTGCTGTTGGAAATTGAATAGTAAAATCACCATTGGTAGAAGTTTTATCTCCACCAAAATCTAATACTGCAACTGATGGATCACCAGCTTCTGTATCATTATAGATTAAACAACCTCTAGCAGTTATTGTTGCACTAGAAAATGTTAAATCAGCAAAGTCAGTAAATGCAGTTGTTCCTGATGAAGTTGGAGTTACATTTGTTAATGTACCACCACCAGCAGAATAACCAGTTCCTGATGCTTCATTGGTTACTGTATATGCTGTAGTAGAAGCATCTAAAGTTGCACTACTTGTATATAAAGCAAGTTTAAAAGTATCGCCTGTTGAGTTTGTAAAATCGTGTGTGCCTGTTAATAATTCAACTTTAAACGAGGTACACATAGCTTGAGTAATTGCCATTATAGTCTCCTAATAATATTAGCCATATCTTTATGACCTTGTTTTTCTAAAATACCAGCTACAGAAGCACGATCACTAGCTATAGCTTGTTTCATGTATAATAAAACAACTGTTTGTATATCTTTTTTAAATGCTTCTGCCTGTGCTTTAATCATAGGATCGGCACTATCACTTATACTAACAAGTTTTTCTACTATTCTTTGAGTCCAATATTCAGGACTTAAACCTTTATTTTCTGTTGTTTCTACTTTTACAGTGCCTATTGTAGGACTTACATCTACACTAAACATTATGTTCTTTGCACTCTAACAACATCATTTCTGTAATCATCTACAGTATTATCTCCTTCACCAAGATTTTTTAATCTAGCTAATGCTTCTAAAAATCTTTGTTGATATAAACTAATTAAATCTGGTTCACCTTTCATATAAATATATGCTTCTAATAATGATCCATATAACATAGCATTAACTGCATTTTCTGATAACCACGTAGTTCCACTATCAGAACCTGCTGTTAATGATACAGGTCTATGAAAGTAATGTAATTCCATAGTATAACTATCATTAGGCGTAGGACCTAATATAAAATTATTATCATCAAATATTGCATAATGTTTTGGAACACTTGTGCTTGTAGCACTAGGATATGCTTCTCTAATAAAATTTACATCTTTAAATAATAAAAATGTTTGTGATCCGCTAACAGTAACACTTAATGAAAAATTGTCTAAAAAATCTGTAGGTGTTGCAAGATATTGATTTCCATCTGAAGTTTGTCCAGTTACATTTTTTCTAAATACAGGAAGTTGAACAGATTTTAAAATACGTTCTTCTGTTTGTTGAATAAATGTAGGCAAATCAGCAACAAACTGACTTTCAGTATTTTGCGTATAGTCTTGTATTAAACTTTTAAGTTCTGCGTATGTCATGTTAATTTGTTGTTATTGTTACTTTACCAATATTACCTTGCATTACAATACCAATTCCTGTAACAGGATCAAATCCATAATAAGATGTTGAACTTTTTTCTCCTGAATCTGTTCTAGGATTATACAATGCTTGTGGGTCTGATGTTTGTAATTGACCAACTCTATATTGAGGTTGATCTGGATCAAAACAACTAAAACATACTCTTAAACCATTTCTTACTTCATCTTGAACTTCGTATTTTAATTCTGCAAGTTTATAAGTAAAACCACATCTATCGCATATGCCAAGTGCCTTTGAACCTTTTGCGTACATTAGTAATTAGTATAAACACTGCTATCAGGAACAAATTTAACTGATGCTCTTTCTCTATTAGCATCACTTACTTCATTCCAAAGTTCATCATATCGCATTTTAATCATAGGTATTCTTTGCAATGCTTCTGGTGATTTACAAGCAATGTTATAAGCTAAAGCATAAGTAAGGCATGGTAAATATTGTGCTGGTACATCAGCATTATTAGAAGCAGGATCACCTGCATCTTCTATTCTTTTAATATAGTCATAAACTAAAGTATAAGTTTGTGCACTATCTGGTGTAGACCAAACTACAAGATTAATTCCTGATGTGCCTTTATCTACATAAAACTGTGTAGGTTTAGCTTGTGTAAGTTTTTTAGCTTGATGATTATATTGTGTTCTAGATATTCTATTTAATGTTTGGTCAAATTGATTAGATGTATCACCTGCATCTGTTCTTATAAAAGCATCAACTACTTCTAATGCACTTGTATCAGCAGCATAAGAAGATGTTCCTGCAACTAATGTAATAGTATCTTGTTCAATCTTCCAAAGATTTAAACCTTTATTTTGCCATTCAAGAAAAATTAAATTTAATGCTCGTTTAGCTGTGCGATATTCATAACCAGAACGCATAACAAGACCACAAAGCTCATAGGCTTCTTCCATAATATCTGATAAGTCTAAGTTAAATGCTGTTGTACCGCTTGTTGCCATTTATTTTTTCCTTTTTTTATCTACTTTTTTCTTTTTAAAATTATATTTTTTTTTACTTGCTGGTGCTTTGCTTGTCATTACACCAAAGTTAGCTCTAGTCATTACCATTTAACACTTCCATCTTCTACGAGCCTGTCTAATTCTAGAGTTAGGATCATTTCTTGTTTTAGCTGAACTTCTTTTTAATTGACCAAGTGATCTTGCACAATAAGACTTTCTGCGTTTTGCAGCTTTACTGCCTTTTTTTACTTTACCAGTAACAGCAGTTTTTAATTTAGAACCAGGATTTAATCTTCTATAGGCTTTTACACCAGCTTTAGTCATACCAGCACCAGACTTAGTAGGTCTAAAGTTTTTTTTATTCCTAGCAGGCATTTTAGCCTTCTTTCTTATAGGCATAGAAAATATTTAAATAATAAAAAAGTTTACTGGTTTATGTTTTACCGCCAAACTTTTTATACATCATGTCTTTAAAGTTTTCTATTTTGGTGCCCATACCACCTTTCATATTACGCATTTCAGTTTTTTTACCCATGCTCATTTTATTTACTTTGGTTTTTCTACCGCCCATTTTTTTCATATCTCGCATAATTTTCTCCTGCTTAATATTTGTGAGTTAAATTGTTCATTATTATAATTTTTATAATAACCTTTTTTAAAAATATTATCAGATGCTTTTACTAATATATCTAATCTTTGAATAAATATCTGATAGTAATCATCTTCAAATAATCCTTGAAATTCTTCTTGTTCAGTTGCAAATTTTATTTCAGTATCAGGATGCGAACCCATTACATATAAATTATATTTATTTGCTTTTTGATTAAGTAAATTAATTCTTGTATCTACTTCATCTGCGGTAATATTTTTATAATCATCACCACAATAAATAATTACATCATAAGTATCATCAAAATTTATAATGTAATCCATAAGGTCTGACCACATATCACACTTACTTATAACAACATTTACTTTGTTATTATCCCAAGTTTTTTTTGCGTGTGGA